AAGAATTTTCTTGATACCAATCCCGATGGTTATTGTCTCTATTTTGATACTGAGGCAGCTATTACTAAATCGCTTGTAGAATCCCGTGGAATTGATACTTCTCGTTTGGTTGTTGTTAACGTTGTTACTATTGAAGAGTTTCGTACAAAAGCACTCAAAGCAGTAGATCTTTATTTGAAAAAACCTGAAGAAGAACGAAAACCTTGCATGTTTGTGTTAGACTCTTTGGGTATGCTTTCAACTGAGAAAGAAATCACTGATGCGCTTAACGATAAACAAGTTCGCGATATGACCAAATCACAACTTGTTAAAGGTGCCTTTAGAATGTTAACCCTTAAATTAGGACAGGCAAATGTACCGCTCATTGTCACAAATCATACATACGATGTCATCGGAGCTTACGTACCAACTAAAGAAATGGGAGGAGGTTCTGGACTCAAATACGCAGCCAGTACGATCATTTATCTCAGCAAGAAAAAAGAAAAGGATGGAACGGAAGTGGTCGGAAATATTATCAAGGCTAAGACTGCTAAATCGCGTTTGAGTAAGGAGAATAAAGATGTTGAAGTCCGTCTTTATTATGATGAGCGCGGTCTTGATCGTTACTATGGTCTTCTGGAACTTGGTGAGATTGGTGGACTCTGGAAGAATGTAGCAGGACGCTATGAGATTGATGGTAAGAAACTTTATGCTAAACAGATTCTAAAAGAACCTGAAGTATATTTCACTGATGAAGTGATGCAACAACTGGACGAAATCGCACGTAAGGAATTTAGTTATGGAGAAAGTTGAGTTTCTAATTCTTAGAAACCTTTTACACAATGAAAAATATATCCGAAAAGTAATACCCTTCATCAAATCCGAATACTTTGAAGATCAAAATCAAAAAATCGTATTTGAAGAAATACTGTCTTTTGTTCAAGAATATAATCAACCAGCAACAAAAGAAGTTCTCTGTATTGAAGTAGAAAAGAGAACAGATATTAACGAGCAGTCTTTTAAAGAGATTGCTCAAATTATTTCTTGTCTTGAAGATGTTCCTACAGAGTTTAATTGGTTAATTGATACTACTGAAAAGTGGTGTCGCGACCGTGCCATTTATTTGGCACTTATGGAATCTATTCATATTGCTGATGGAAATGACGAAAAGAAGAATCGTGACAGTATTCCTTCTATTCTTTCTGATGCTCTTGCTGTAAGTTTTGATAATCATGTTGGTCATGATTATCTTGAGGATTACGAACAACGATACGAGTCTTATCACAAAAAGGAGGATAAAATTGAATTTGATCTTGAATACTTTAACAAAATCACGAAAGGTGGTCTCCCTAACAAAACTCTTAACATCGCTCTTGCTGGTACGGGCGTCGGCAAGTCTCTATTCATGTGCCATGTGGCTAGCTCCGTCTTGCTCCAAGGGAGGAACGTTCTGTACATTACGCTGGAAATGGCAGAAGAACGCATTGCTGAAAGAATTGACGCAAACCTCTTGAATGTTCCCATTCAAGATATTGCAGATCTTCCAAAGCAGATGTTTGAAAACAAGGTTACAAATCTTGCAAAGAAAACTCAGGGAACTTTGATTATTAAAGAATATCCAACTGCTTCTGCACATTCTGGACACTTCAAGTCTCTTTTAAATGAACTTGCACTTAAGAAATCATTTAAACCAGATATTATTTTCATTGATTATCTGAATATCTGCTCTTCTTCCAGGTTTAAAGGTGGAAGTAATGTTAATTCTTATACATTAGTTAAATCAATTGCAGAGGAACTTCGTGGTCTTGCTGTGGAATTTAATGTTCCTATCGTGAGTGCCACTCAGACTACTCGTTCTGGTTATGGTTCTTCTGATGTGGAACTAACAGATACTTCTGAGTCTTTTGGTCTTCCCGCAACTGCTGACCTGATGTTTGCATTGATTTCTACGGAAGAACTTGAAGGTCTTGGACAAATATTGGTCAAGCAACTGAAGAACAGATATAATGATCCGACCATCCATAAACGTTTTGTGGTTGGCATTGATCGTGCAAAAATGCGTCTTTATGACTGCGAACAATCTGCTCAAAATGATATCCTTGACAACGGAAAGGATGAAGAGTATGATTATGAAGAAAAGAAACCTAAAAAAACATTTGAGGGATTTAAATTCTAATATGACTATTGATCTTAATAAGTATGTTGAGTTTGTTAATATGACAACCTCAAATCCAAGTAAAGACCATGCCTCTTTCATCAACAGCCTTATGGAACTACGGGAACAAGAGTTTCCTACTGAGCGACTTCTTACTGCTGCTGTGGGAATGTCTGCTGAGGCAGGCGAGTTCACTGAGATTGTGAAGAAGATTGTCTTTCAAGGTAAACCAGTAAATCAAGAGAACTTGTTTCACCTAAAGCGCGAACTTGGAGACATTATGTGGTATGTTTCTCAGGCATGTATTGGATTGGATATTTCCATTGAAGAAGTTATTCAAATGAACTTTGAGAAACTGAATGCTCGTTATCCCGAAGGTGCATTTAGTATTGAACGTTCTGAAAATCGTAAGGAGGGAGATCTATGACTAAAGAAAAGCAAGTAGCAATTAAAATGGATGCTCGTACAGCAGCAGCAGTTCGTCAAGTTTTGTTTGATTCCCAAAAAGGATATACTTACGATGAAGTGAGTGTTCCTCCTCGCATTTCTGATATTCGCAGTGTCATTCAGCAACTTGATGATGGAATTGACTCTGTTCTTAGTGTTTGACCCAAAGAGTTTTTTTATAAATATCCATAGAGGAATTTAACAATTTCCTAATGGATACTAAAGATCTTAGAGGTTTGATGGAAGCATATTCTTCGGTTTATGCTCCGCAGGAAGAAATTAGTGAAGGCATAAAGAAAATCTATCATAAGATTGCTGCCAAACATCATGAGCGTCAGGCTGATAAAGCATTTGGAAAAGGCGATAGTGAAGGGTTTCAGCGTCATACTGGAAGATCTATGGTTCATATATTGGATGCTGGAGAGAAAATCGCACAGGTTAGGAATCCAGAAAAGTTTAAAGAATATGAAAAGAAAATGAGAACCAAAAAAGAAGAACTTGATATCTTTGATGTAGTTCTTGAGTTCCTCCAAGTAGAAGGATATGCAGAAACTCTGGAAGAAGCAGAGTGGTTGATGGCAAATGTGATTGATGAGGAAGAGATTGATATTATTCTTGGTGAAGCAATCTATAGTGAAAAGGGTAAAGCAAAAGCAGCAGAAATGATTGCTAAGCGTTCTACACCTTCGGGTAGAGCAAAGCCAGGTAAAGGTGCTAATGTTGCTCAAATTAGACAAATTCGTGGTTCTGGTAGAGGACGCTTTGATAGAGAAGGTCTGGGTGGAACTCCAATGACTCCAACCATGGCTAAAAATCCAATTAAGAAACAGAACTATGATGGAACTGGAAACAAAGCAGCAAGAAGAGCAGCATCACTTAAAAAAGAAGATTTTGAATTTTGGGTAAATTCTCTTGTAGAAGAAGGTTATGATCTCTCTGATTATACTTGGGACGAAATGCGTGATATCTATGAAGCAGAGCAACTTCAAGAACTCTCAAATCGCAAACTACGTGCTTATATAAAGAAATCTGATAAAAGTCACAGAGAAATAAACAAAAAGTGGGATCAGGGAACTGCGACTGAAAAAGAAAAACTAAAATCCATTGGTCATGAAATTGGTCAGGAAAGAGCATATAAAAAACTTGATAATAGATCGGGCAGATAAATAACTGCGGAAGGTTGCTCTAACCCACTTGACTTTTAGTTGAGTGGGTTTTATAATGTCTTTATTGGGGGATTAGCTCAGTTGGTAGTAGCGCATCCTTTGCAAGGATGAAGTCATCGGTTCGAGTCCGATATCTTCCACTTCTAAATACTTGAAAGAGTTTTTTGAGTATTATGGCAATAACAGAACTTAAAAATGGTGATTTAAGTGATGACGATTATTATGATATTTACAGTGGGCCAGCAGCACCAGTTCAATGGGATAGGTCTGGTATGAGTGGTTATTTCAAACCAGGTGGTGGTGGATTTGCTTATGAAGATAATGTCTATGTTAAATTGAAAGAAATAGGATTAGTTCCAAGAACTTTTGCTCCTGCCGGAACTGCTAATGATCTTCCGGATTTGATACTAAATGTTGCTCCTGGAAAAAATCCAACACAACCTAAACAAATAAAAGTAGAGGTTAAACTTGATGATAAAGCAGATTTTGGTCAAAGTGGATTAAAGTGGAGTCCTCAAAAAAAATGGTATTTGGATGGCGCTAATACCAAAGAAAGCAGGGAAATGAGAAAACTTTTAGGTGCTATGGGAGTTCCTGAAAAAGTTAATTCTGTTTGGGGTCAACATGGACCTCCAAGAAAATTTGCCGCAACTAATGGTGGAACAAATAAAATGTCCCAGAGAGATATTGATTATGATCGTGAACACTTTAAGGATATAATGCTTACGGGACCAGATGCTCCAAGTGTTCAAACTTTATTTCGTTTTTATGGTGCAAAAAAAATTAATTACATACAAATAGGTGGGCATGGATTATATTATATGAATGCAGATCCTGCAAATTTAAAATCAATAGGAGTAAATCAATTTAATGGTACATTGAAATTGAGAATAAGAAGAAAAGCAGGTGGAAGTAGAACTCAACAGTATAACTATAGATTTTCGACTGCATTGATGATTGATAGTGCTCCTGGATCTACTGGTCTTGATTTAATAGAAAATGATTCAGAGACTTTACTGCAATTTCTTGATCCCAAGTCAATAGTTTCGGCTTGGTACGGATGATATTGTAATAAATATAAGTATATCAACAAGTAATATGAAAAGTTTTCTCAATTTTCTAACTGAAGCAAAAGAATCGCAAGCAGCAATGCAGGCGAAGAAACTTGGGTATACTGGAGACGGTCACGGCGGATGGTTGGATCGTTCTGGTAAAGTTGTTGCAAGAACCGAAAGAGGAAGACTTAAGTATATTGATGGTCGTCAACCAAAAGGTGCAGAAGAACCAGCAGCAGGAAGACAACCCGCTGGTGCTGCACCCACTGCACAACCAACTCAAGCAGCACAAGCACCTGCTCCACAACCTCAAGCAGCACCAGGACAAGCACCTGAAGAGCAACCTGCAGAAGAACTACCACCACTCACTGTTGTTTTTGGTCGCTTCAATCCACCAACAGTGGGACATGAAAAACTTCTCAAGTCTGCAAAGAGAATTTCTGCTGGTGGAGATATTAAGATCTATCCTTCAAGGTCTCAAGACCCAAAGAAGAATCCGTTAGATCCTAATACTAAAGTTT